ACGTTGTTTGCTTTTCTTAACATTTCTGTTTGTTTTTATAATTAATAAATCTATTTTATTCGAGCTCTTTAAATGGCTCTATTATTTGCATTTTTTGTTCTTTAACTCGTTGCATCATTAAATCTGTTGCGATGTCTACTATAACAACATGTGTCGAAGTATCTAACTCACAGTTTCTCTGATTAGCAGGAGTATCTCTATCTACTATGATATCTAATGGATTTTTTAAATATCTCATATGATATCTTGTAATTTCAAAAGTACCATCAGTAAATAACTCATGGCGTTTTGCTGTTGCAGAAACAGCAGGATTAATACCTGTAATTGTTCTTGAGAACTCTGATCGCCATACTCGGGATTCTCCGTGTGTATGATAAAAAGGTCTCTTGTATTTACTCCAGTTATATCTCTGCATTTCATTGTGGCTTACAGTAATTACATAAGCCTCAATTGCATCTCGTGTTCCACATTCTACTTTATTTATGAAACACTCTTCATAAATAGTGTACATGTGGTCCAATGGTAAATCAAAGAACTTACCTACTACACTTACATTTGAGATTATTCCCACCTGTGATGCAGAAGGAGTCAAAGAAGGAGCATCTTTAACCAATGCTCCTAATCCTTGGTTTCTAATTTCAATTTCCTCAAAGCCTTTGCCTTTTCGGTTATTTAATTCGTCGTAATACTTTTTGACATACAATTGCTGTGCTTCCGTAAGAACTGAACTAAGTTCAAAGTCCTCATAACCAGGAGATCCATAACTAGACGATCTGTCTAATTTCTCCTCAAGTTTGTCAGCCATTTCATTTGCAGTCATAGTCTACTTATTTTTTTCTTGCTAATTCAATCTTAGCCTTTATTCTCAATTTTACTTCTTGGTTATCTGGGTTCATCAAATAACTGATAACATCAGTTAAATCACCTAACTCAGAACCATTGTCAAGAGTATATCGTTTTTCTCCTTTGCGAATGATAGCTCCTGCTTCTGTTGCTTCTTGTACAAAGATTCTTTCTTGATACTGCGGATGGTTAACGATTTCTAAGAAGTATTTAGGATTAGTATCTACTATATTTAATACTTCATTTTTTAACCATTCATCAGAAGCAGTAGCAGGAATTGTTCGTCCAAGAGATTTGATAAATCCTACAGTAGCTTTACGGCTATTTGTAATCTCTGCAAACTTGATATAAGCATCTGCTTTTACGTTTGCTTCTTCAAGTTTCTTAGATGTTACTTTGCTTTCGTCTACAATCATAAACTCGTAAGTTGCTTTAAGAACTCTCTCATCGTAAGATGGAGAGATAAGCATCTTGTTAGAAAGTAGAATATGATACTTTAACATATCTAAAGAAAGATTGAGATTTAAGGTTGTTCCTTCTTTTGTAAGAATCACGCGCCCGCGTCTGTCTGTTCTCCAGAAATTCGTATCTTGTGGCAAAGTAGGATTTAAATTAACTCCTAACTCTTTTTCAAAGAACTCTTTTTGTGTCATCCCGTTTGGATAACTCTCTTCATATTTTTGAATTAATACTCGACGTTGGTCGTCTAATATTACTTTCACTCCTCCGCCACGCATCTCACTGTTAAGTGGAACTTGATAGCTTCGTTTTACTTTGTTTAACAAGAACGGGTCTTTTGATCTGTCCTGTCCTTGTACTAATAAGTTACTCCATTTCCCTGATGATTCTACAGGTTTTACAGTTACGATTCTATCTTGTAAAAACGTCCCGTAAATTTTTTTTGTTTCTGTTGCTGTCTCCATTTTTGCTGTCATTTATTTATTTTAAAAATGTCCCCCCAAGGCGTTCAACTCTCAGGGGGTACATTCTTATAGTGTATTATCTTTCTACTGAAAGACGTAGGTCAACTACTTTTGTTGGATCTTCGATCATCAATCCACCCCATTTTTGGAAGTGTACTTCATAACCGTCAACTCGTGAAGCAACCATCTTAGGCGAACCTTTTCCTGCAGGAGAGAATGGATCACGCATACCAGGGATATATGCCCAGTTATAATCAGGAACTCCTTTAGGTTTAACGCGGTAGATACCTGCATTATCTCCATAATCCAAAGCAAGGATACGGTGAGATTCTACGATACCTTTTCCATCAGGATGACGTTGTGGGAAGTATACATCATCATCGAAGAAATCAAGGATTTCAACCATGATAACAACTCCGTTGTACCATTCGTACACATTCCACTGTGGCTCCATCAATCCTTTAGTGTTTTTACCACCAAGGTTACCTGCGTCTGTGTTGCTCATCAAGAACTTATCAGAGATAACAGTAAATTTACCTGTTCCTGATTTAGCTTGGATTTGCTTAGAGATTTCGATAGCACCAAATTCACCTGTTAACAAGTGGATAACTCGTTTTCCACGCTCAATCTTACCAACTCCCATATCCAACAACAATTCTAAATGCCAATCAAGGTCATAAGAGTTGTAGTAGTGAACGTTAGATGGAGCAATTTGCTCGAAGAAACCTGACCCTGATTCAACAGCGTACTTAGTCTTATCATCTTTATTTAAATACTTATGATCTGCAGTCCAGTTCTTTTTACCGTACATCAACATACGTGCGAACATTTCCTCACATTGGTGGTGAGCTACCATATCTTGGTAGTTAATCCAAATAGACTCTTGTTGTCCTTTGTAAGCAAAACCAAACTCAAGTGGTTCGTTTTTACCTTTGTTGATTGTGTTACCTGCTACTTCATATTCCATACGCAATGTAGACGGACGGTTTTCCATTCTCCAAGGAGAAGTAAAGTAAGGCTTAGCACCTTGGTAAGAAAGAGTAGACGGAGAAAGAGAGTAGAATTTAGACCAACGGCTACCAATAGCAAGTTCTTCTGAAGGAACTGTTTTGTTAGCATTGTCAGTTACTAATTCAACCTCAAACTTGTAACGTGAACCAGCATCCATAGCTTTCTTAACTAATAGATGGTAGTCGTCTACTTCACCACGAAGTACGTTAGTTTCTTCGAACAATGGTTCGTCAAAGATTAAGTAGAAACGCTCACCGTTTGCTCCTACGTTTGCTGGGAAAGTCCCTGCAGAAATAGTAGCACCTGAGATTGTTTCTGCATCAACTAGTGGCAAGTTTTTGTCATGTTGACCTTGCAACATCCAGTTGTAGAAACCGTTTTCTTGTTCCACCTCTTTAACAGGGAAACGATCAACGAATTCACGTAATTTACCTTGAAGATTAGTTTTGTAGATTTGTTTAATCACGTTGCTAATCAACTGTGGTTTTTGTTGATACAAAGCATGGAAGTGGTTATCAGTAACCAATCCATTGTAGTCTTTTGCCTCATACCGTTGTAATGGGAGTAATTGAGCCATTTTTTTGTTTTGTTATTTGTTATACGGAATAAATTATTTTTTAATCATTGCTCTTTCAAGCAGGCTTAGTAAGCCTTCTGTTTTTTGTGAAGTTTCGACAGATGTGTTTCTGCCTACTCCACGTTGTTCTTCAGCTGCAATAACTTTATCTAAGTCATTAATTGCTGCTGTTTTTGCTACGGCTTTTAGTCTTGAGATATCTGGTTTAAAATTTCCATTTTTATCTAAATTAAATAATCCTAAAGTATCGTAGTAATTAATTAACATTTCAAATTCAATCGGATTGCGAGTTTGCTTATACATCAAAGAGTTATATTCTTTTCCTGTCTTATCATCTTTGTATACAGGTGTAAGAACATTTGCTTTTAATTTATCTTTAGCTACTTTGTTTAAATTTAAGCCATCGATAAAAGAATCTCGAGCATCAATGTTTTTTACTAAGTTTTCAAAAGCTGCATTTTGTGAATCTATTTGAGCTTGCGTCGCTGCTTGCTTTGCTTTGTAAGATTGATCTACTACATTGTAAGCATATTGGCGAAGTTCAGGAACTGCTTTAGAAGCTTTCTCTTGTAACTTGTTTACTGCTATTGCATCTTCCAATGCTTCTAGTGCATCTTGGTCAGAAAAGTTTTTAGCTTTTAATTGCTCAAAATAAATCTGCTTTTGTAACTCGACATTTCCTTTTAAATCTGTCTCTGTTAAATTGTCAAAAAACTCTAATCTTTGTGCCATTTGAATTGCATGGTCTGTTTGATCAAATGCATCTTCGATTTCTAAGAATCGTTTTTTAGCAGGTGATAAACTTTTTTTCCAATTTTCTTCTTTGGCCTTAAAGTGTGTATCTACTGTTTTAGAAAGCAAATCTTTAATAGTGTCAAAGTTTCCAGGAAGTTCGTCTAATTCAGCTTCTTCTGCTGTAATAACTCCTTCTTTAACAAGCTCTTTAAGAAGTGCTTTATAAATAGTTTCATTTTTTTGTACTGAACTCTCGTTTGAGCTCGGTTTTGTAGGAAGTGCTTCTTTATCCATTGGCGTAGAGTCATCTCCACTTTCTCCTGCCACAGGTTTTAAAAAGAATTCCTCTTCTTCTGTTGCCTTAGATTCATCATTTGATTCTCCGTCATTTGATGCATCTGATGCTACTTTTTCTAGTTCTTGAGGAGACATTATCTGAAGTCCTTCAAACAACTCTTCATTTTCTGTACTCATTTTGCTGTCGTTATTAGTTTACAATATTAAAATTATTTTTATAAATAGTTTTTAAAATATTTACAAAGCTCTTATAGTGCTATAGCTTTATTTAGCTTTGGGTTTATTTTCAGCTTGCTTTTTTTGTATTTGTAACTTTTGTTTTTCTAATTCTTCTTTTGCTTTATTAGCTCTTTGAGTTTCTGCAAGTTTTTCATCTGCTATACGAGTTTGCTCTTGTTTATAAGATTCGTCTGCTTCTGTGCGACGAATATCTAAATAATCTGCAATGCCATTATTATCACTGTCTACTTGATTTAAATTAGAATAATGTCTATCTGAGTTACCCATTTCTTGCATAATGCCTAGCTCACGTTTAAGTTCAATTTCTTCACGTTTAACGGCTATGATGTCATCATGTTTCTTCATATCAAATTCTCGCTGAGCTTGTTGTTCTTGCTGCATCATCTGTGCTTGCTGCTGTTGTTGCTGCATTGCTTGTTGTTGCATTTGATCATTTTGCTCTTTGATTTTCTTAGCAGAATCTTCAAGTCTTCTTGCAATTTCTTGTACTGATTCAGATTGAGAGATAGCAATTAAGTCACTTATAGTAGCCTGACCATTTTGAATAGCTGCTTGAGAAAGCATTTTAAGATCGTTATACAATTGCGTATCGCTAGTAGAGTTAGATACGTGAATATCATATTCTGAAGCGCAGAACTCATCAAACTCATTTACCATTTGTTGTCCCATATCGTCTAATAAAAACTGACCTTTTTTAGGATTAGTTTTATAAGCATACTTACAACACTCTAGGAATTTAGTAAGAACTCTTTTTCTAAAGTTGGCATCAATAGCAAACCATTTTTCTGTAATATGAGAAGTCTGTGCTACTTCACGTTCTACGTTGTTTACAGCTTCACGGTTTTCTATTTGCCCTTCACGCGCGCCCGAGACTCCTGCAAGTTTACCCAGTGTATTTTCGATATCAACCAGTAGGTTAGTGTACATGCCTATGGCTTGTGGGTCGCCTATATTTACTTGAGCAGCAGTAAGTGTATTAAATGCTCCTGCTGATTTTCCTTGAGCAGGTCCTTTTAGAATTTCATTAGTTGGGTCTAACCATGCAAACTTATTTACTGTAACATAGCGCATCCACTCTTTAGGGTCCCAACCTGAAGGAACTAATGCAGAGTTGATTGCTGTGAAAGATCCTTTGTAAGTAGCAATTTCTAATTCTCTTTTATAGTAAGCAATATCATAAGAATAAGTCAATGGCTTCATAATATCCATTAAACTCTGCACTTTATAATCATTAGTAGAATTCACAGAGCCTACATATGGAGGAGTTCCTTTAGATTTATTTACAATTGATTTGCTAGCATATGGTACAGGACGCATAAGTGTGTAAATATGGTCGGCTATTTTTGTACCTTCCATCCATTCATTTACCCAAATCCATTCTACTTCTTCGCCTAGTTCTTTATTGATTCTATAATCTTCAGGGACGTAGTCATATTGTTGGTTACCGTCTTCATCGTAATACTTAAGTTTTCCAATTTTACGACGAGAACGCCAACATACTTTAAGTACGCGCACATTTCCATAAGTATCAAATGCTCCTGCAAAAGTTCTAGTACCCATCTCATTTGGATGGAAAATACTTAAAGCACCTTGTTCTCCATAATAATCATAAATAGAAATATCACGGTTTAGTCCAATACCTCCGCCACCTGCAGATGCATCAGTTTTACCTGATTCCAAGAAATCAATATCGTCTGGTGATAACTGATCCCAGTAATCATCTATTACTTGACCAATTGAACGGTATCCGTACTCTACTATAATATCTGCGTCTTCGATATACATAGAGTTACCTCCCATTGTATAAAGGTTCATTGGGTTTACTCTACGCATTACAGGATTGCCACCAAGTACTCCACAGTACATGATTTCTTCGCCGCCCACTAATAAATCTTCAAAAGTTTTTAAGAAGATAAAATCAAAGTCGCCTTCTTTATATTCTTTCTTTAAGATTTTATTAGCAGTAATTTCTGCTAAATCTTGAAACTCATATGTTTGGTAATGCTGTAGTTGCTCTAGTTGTTTTTTTACTTCATCTTCTGAAATAGCTTCGCTTTTGATAATATTAGTCACAGTTGATCTAATCTGATCCATCAAAGCTTTCTCTTTTCTTGAGATACCGTCGTTGTCATTAGCTGATATATATGCTTTAAACTCTTTCCGTCTTTTAGCATATTCTCCTAGAAGTAAATTAATTTTAGAATTTTCTATACCTACGTGCTGAAAACTTGCAGGTAAAGATTCCATATCTAAGTTATCAGGATTGATATACTTTTCGAAATCTTTAGGGTTAATAATATTAGCTCTAAGATTATAATTAGCTTTTTTGTTTTTAAAATTAGAACGTAGGTTTACATCAGAGGTTAATAAATGCTCTGCAAAGTCTATGTTCTTTTTATACCAATGGTCAGTTTTTTTACTATCAGGTAATTTCTGTCTAGGGAAACTGATATACCCTTGCATTTTAACTGGAGAACTCTGTGCCATAGTAATAATTTATTTAAAACACAAATCTATGAATAAAAATTTGAATCTATAGTTCCTACAGGTTTCTTTTTTAAAACACCCATCTGAGCGAAGTAATCATTATCTAAGAAGGTTTTCACTTCTTCTACTCTAGTAGTTACTTCTTTATACATTGTAGAATCTAACCACATCAACATGCCTAGGGCACTAACTCTATCGAAGTTGCCGTCAGGATTCCACATAATTAACTCAGTTATCATTGCAGGAGAATAAATAGTCTCATAAACTCTAGTTTCAGAAGTTACGGATATTCTTTCTTGTAACCAAGATTTAATCATATTTCTTGCTTCAGCATTTACAGATCCTGATGCGTTAATACCTTTAGAAGTATTAGTACCTGCTTTATAAGTATCTACAGACCTTAATTGATAAGGAGTATCTGCTAAAAGATAAGTGCACTTCATTTGGTCAAAGTAGTTATAAAGACCAATAAGGTTCTTTTCATACATGCCAATAGCATTGTAGTATAATAACAGTTTTCTACAGATTTCATAAAAGTCTTTTGCTTCCCCACGTCGACCAGTGTATTCTGCGACTATTTGTCGAGTAAACCTGTTCATAATAACTATACATGGAAGAGAATCAGTAGTAGACTTATCTTTATCTACGACGTCAATTCCTGCTATGTACGTTCCTCTTGGTATAACTCCTTCAGGATTTTTCTGTGGTTTGACCCATATCTCTATACAACCTTGTTTATTATCATTGCGATTAAGTGGAAACTTTCTAATAGGCTCAGCATCCTGTTCAGTATAAAACTCAGGTTCATTTTGTTCATTAAAACTAATATGTCCTTTAAAACTAGCTTCGGTATATTTTTTAAACTTACCGCCTTCAACCTCTGCAAGTTGTTCTTTAAGTTGCAACGTTGGGAAGAATGCCCCTTCTAAGACTAAGAAAGCCTCACTAGGCACCATTGGTCCGTTGATAATTTCAGTCTGATAAACCGTCGGGTCTGGAGATTTCTTTGCTATTTGTCTTTTGTTTTCAATAAACATATTAGCCAAATCTAAGTCAGTTTCTTTATTAGGACCTTTCTTAAATTCGTTCATTGTTAGCGCATAAGGCACAAAATAACCTATTTTGCCACGGTGTTCAAATACATCTTCAAATTCTACACAGTTATAATCTTGTGGATTTCTAAATATTGATTCAGCGTAAAGAGCCGCTCTACCTGATACGAGACCTCCCGTACCTAATGCCCATATGACTAGATTCTTCTTTGCCTTTGATGCTTGAATCGCTTCGATAGCTCCCCAAGATTCCTTTATATTATACATGAAACCTACCTCATCAAGTGCTACTAAGTTAGCACGTGTACCGTTGGCTGCTAGCGGGTTGTCCTTAAAAGTCCTGTGGTATAATTTAGATTTAGATAAATCTGATAATATATGTTTATTAGGTTGCATAGATCCCGAGAAGCCTACTGCTAAAGGTGATAAGTATTCTTCATCTCCCATAGTAAAACCTCCAGGCAATAATTCAAACGCAACTCTAACTTTGTCTATCAAAGGAATAGTATACTTTGTATCAATCGCTCCTACTATACTTTCAGATGAAGTATATTGTTTGAGCTTACGTCTTTCTAAATAATCATCATAATCAGTTGCTCCGTCGAATAAAAAGTTATGGGCAACAATTGCAGATGTAGAGTAACTCTTTCCCGACCCCCGTGCTTGGATAGACATAAAGTGTTTGGAAGAGTTTTTATACAGTGGCTTGCCTAAATCTTTACCGTGGTTTCTTCTTAAGTATTCTCGAGCAGGAATGTACTCCATAGAATCAGCTTCGGCTTGAGTGATTCTTTTAAGTTTAATGCTGAGCTCTTTTTCGGGGCCATATCGTCTATCGCAAGTAGTTTTCTTATCGTTACTAAATCCTGAGAACCCACGACATTCTTCGTAAATTAAAAACAATTCCCAATCGATGTCGCGCAAGAATGGCAACCCAAAAGCCTGTGCTACAGATGTATCATCTTCAAACTGTATGTTATGGAAATTGATATAGTAATAAAGAGGCCCTGGCATCCATTTACCAGATGACCAAAAACCTTCAATGCATTTACGTTTCTCTTCTTTCCAAAAAGACACACGCTCGTAATACTCTAATTCAGGATGGTAATTAGGTATAAAACTTAATCTAAAATTAGAGTTGTTTACTATCATAATTAATCTAATACTGCAGGCCAATAATTTTTAGGACAACTAGACTGCATTGAACGTGATTTAAATTCTAAAGAACATCCACATACTGCACAACAGGTTTTAATTAAAGCCGCACAATCAGTAGATTTTTCTGAACAAGAGTCACATATAGTAAGTCTTAACTTAGCCACTTCTTCTACTTCTTGGCTCTTGATTACACTGTTGGCTACGCCTTCAAGGATAGCTCTTTTGTTTTTCCATATGGTATTAAAATCTGGTATCATATTTCTCCTGAATCTGAAAGTGATTTAATAGTCTTGCCTTTCTTAGTTGTTTTTTCTTCCTCGTAGTCTTTTTTGATTTTTTTATAATCTTCAAACATCTTAGGAGTATTAGCCAACATCTTGTCTATTTTAACTAGTTCGTCTGTATCAGAGTTTAAAATAGCTTGCTTATATAAATCTTTAATAGAATTATCTCGCATTACCATAATCTCGTTCCAGTTAATTAGTGCTCTCTCTGCATCTGAAAGTACTAAATTTTTGAATGCATCGATAAGATCTCTAATACTTTCCCATTTAAATTTAGAATCTTTAATAAAATCTTTAGCTAATACTTCTAATTTGTTAGGGTAATTAAAGAACTTAGACTCGGGACTATATGCATAAAAAACAGCCCAAAGAATCTTTGAGCTATCTTGTTTATTTTTAGAAGTATCTTTCTGATGGTAATCCCCGAACTCAGGAAGAATCAGGAGTTCTTGATTTAAATCCCAGAAGTTATTGTCGTGTAGGGCCTTCATCTTTTATTCTTTTAATTTTATCCCACAATTCTTCAAAGCTAATATGTACTAGAAACTTAGCTCCATTAGAATATACATAAGTCATTCTAGGGCTGTCAGTTTTTTGAATAGCTGAGATTTCGTAAAATGTAGTTTGTCCTTCTGTTGTGTCAAGTGTTATGTTCATCTGTTTTATTTTTTAAGCAGTAGTTGGCATGTCGTATCTTTCTCTGGTTTGGAATAAATTTTCCTAAATGATCTATATGAATCACTAGAAACTTTTCAGGGTCATAGAGGTTGTCTATTTTTTTGTCTTGTTTAGAAATTACTTCGGCAATTTTAGAGCCTAATAGATTAAATATTTCTTCTGCTTGTGAAATAGTTAATCCATGGCGCTTAGCTGTTAGCTCTAATATCTCTCTTTGTTTATTCATCTGGTAGATTAATCGAGATATCAAATTCTTCTTCTTCGATTACAGGAGCTTTAGAAGCGTCAATATCTTTACTAGCGTTAACAGCAGCCTTAGCATGTTCCATAATTATATCGTGAGCCTTGTCTAATTCCTGAGTGACAACTTTTGTGTCTTCTTGATGTTTATCCATTATCTGTTCGTCCAACTCTTCCGTAAAAGTTTTAGGCTTAGGAGGAGTAATAGTATTAACAAAGTTAACTTCTATCCTGAATCCTTCTTCGTCAGGCGTAAATAATAACTCTTGGTGTATAGAGTTATCTTCGCCTAATAAAGGCTTAGAAAAAAGTAACTTCTTTTTGAGTCTAGAAATTATGACGTTGAACTGTTTCTCTTCTATGTTTAATTCTTCTCTGATTTCTTTACGCATATCAGTAGATAGAATAAACTTGCCCCGCTTGTCCTGGGGCAAAGCTGCGTACTCATTATCTAATCGAATCAATTCTGCCAATACATCTCTCTCTTGTGGAGTGATATTCAACATGAAGTTCATAAAAGCCAGAATCTGCCGATAGATTTTGTTCTTGTTAGTAGGCAGACTAATGATCTTTTTTTGTTTCATCGATAATTGCTTTTTGTAATAGTTTGTCGGATGCCAATAGTTTTCCAACCTCGTACCAAGTAGTTAAAGCCCCTTGTGTTAGATTTCCGATTACATCTACGATAACATGGTACTCCATATTTTTGTGATCAATGTTAGCGGGTCTTTGATATTTAAACTGTTGTATAGTCTTTTCACCATATCCTGCCTCTTTCACAATGATGTCTACTGCCCATCCCTTGAAATCTTCTTCTTCTATAGGGTAAGAGCTATATTTAAACTCTAACCCGTGGGTGATGCTCTTTTCAGTAGCGTTAATAAAACTTGTTGCTAAAATCTCTTTAGCAATCTTTAATCTCTCCGTTGTTCCCATCTTTATTTATAATACTAATTTCTAAAATAAAGAGATCTTTGGCTGCTAGAAGATAGTTAATCTCTAGAATCTTGTTGTGCTGTCTACAATAAGATTCATATTGTTCTAGCAGCCGTTGCTCCCTGTTAAATAATTTCTCCAAGCTATTAGAAAAAAACTCTCCAATTTTCACCTCAGTAGCCTATAAAGAGAAAATCTCCATATTGAGTCTATATCTACCTCGTGTTTCTGCCGTGCGTATTAAGTCTCTTTCTTTAAGAGAAGCAATATGCTTGTCCAGTGTCGGCGGTGATATGCCCAGTTTTGTCATTATATTTAATTTGTTTTGTTTATCAGCGTACCATAAGTTACGCTCAAAATCTAATTGTCGTAATATATAAAACAAGACATGGAACGTCCTGTCGTTAGACTTTAATAATACGCTGTCGTTAGTGTCTAGATACACTGCTACCATCTTTCTGTTCTTATTGTGACTTGCTCTATACATGCAAATATACATATTTGATAGTACAAATATCATAATAATAATGTTACTATCCAAATTTGATAGTAAAAATGTATGATTCTGATAGCTAAGAGTTATTCTTTACTTTCCATTTCATCATGGCTAAGTAAGTTTTATTACTTACAGGGAAGTTACTGTAACAGCCTTTGGCGTTGCATTGTAGATAATATCTACGTACTCCCATAGAAGTAGTATATGCTTTAGAAACTCTAACGGCTAGATTTCCACATTCAGGACATGCCCAATTATCATCGCCGTAAAGCTTGCCATAATTAAAGTTATGTTTAGCATATGGTCTCATTCTATCATATACTTTCTCTAATAATCTAACATCTTGCTCGCAGTATGTGACCATTTCTTTTAGAGCCTCGGGAGATTTGTGTTGACACACTTTATCCCATAGTTCATAGTCTGTGTGGATTTTTTGGCCTAGTTTAAGAAACTTGCCTAACTCATCTAGGCGATTAGAGGCAAAATTAAACTGTGCCTTAGCTATCTTTAAAGTATCAATAGTCTCATAACGAGGTTTCATTCTAATATCATTATCAATAGCTCTTGTGCGTAACCATTTTAAATCATATCTATCGCCATTGTGAGCTACTATCTGATTTGCTTTGTCTAACTCTTTAGTAAACTTCTTGATTAATTCTATGTCTGATTGATCTTCATCCCATGTGAGATGGTGTACTTCATCTTCACCTTCCCACTTCCAACATACGCAGATAATTTGCGGGTACTTAATAACTTGATGAGGTTGTATGGATAGTTTATATCCGAGTCTCCATGCACTGACAATAAAGTAGGAAACTTCTATATCGTAAAATAATCTTTTTCTAACATTCATAGGGAGGTGGTATAGGTATTCTCAAATTTACTACTTATTTCTATAGAGTACAAATAGTAGGTGTATCAAGAAATTAATAATTTTTTTCTAGGAAATATGAAAAATAATTGTTATGATGTTAACTATCACCTGAATGGTTGTCCTACTATTATTGCATGTTAGGTTAATACTATCACTCTGATGATAGTAATAGCCATACGGGAATGGTAGTAAAATCGCATAACTTGCTCATATAAAACATATTAGCTTTTTTAAACTACCTCATAGATAACCTATGAAATAGGTGCACTCGTATCTATCTATTGATATCATTAGATTGTACGAGTATTTTATAATTTTTTTTTATAATTTTTTTTGAGACTTTATGATGTGAAGGTTGTGGTTACCAGCACTGTCAACGACCCCCCCTAAACCTTGGCGGGGAAACTCATCCCCCCGTAAAAACTGTTCAAGATGAAAATTAGAAAGATTCAAGAGGTACAAGTTCCAGTATGGAAAGACAACCAACCAACAGATGCCAAAGAGGCTCGAGTGTTAGTAGTGTTCGAGGACGTTAGTACAGGTCTCGGAGGACTCAAGACGTTCACACGCATCGGCTCAATGTTCCTCGACGCTACAGTAACTCTTGCCCAAGCACAAGAGAAACTAGACGTCAACCACGATTGGTCTGACGAAGTGGAGTTCGTGGCGAAGCCAGACTCTAACTTCTTCCGTGCGGTGTTGCGCTAGCAACACCCTTCGGGGAGCCCAATGGTGGAATATAGAACGCCTAAAACCCTGTATAAAGAGGTCGTGACCACTACGTGAGTGTGGTATTTTATTTCCCTAACACCTTAATACTCAGTAAGATGAAGAAGTATATCATCATCTCAGGTGTGGTTACTAGCATGGATATGTTAGTTAACCCTAATGCATAATGCATTGATAAGTCATACTTCTTTAATTAGGAGTATGGCTTAATTTAATT